GAAGATGGACTAGCTGTAAGTGTAAGGGTAGTATCTGCACCATTAGATGCAGCTGTTTTAATTACTGTAAGGTCGCCATCAGCAAAAAACTCAAATGGTACAGTAAATGTAGTTTGACCACCAGTTGCTGTATACTGTACTCTAGGTGATGTATCTGATATTGCTAATGCCATAATTTACTAATATAACCCTTTCTCTAGTTTATCAAACAAAAAATCTGCATACCATATATTGTTGTATGGTATTGCCCTTCTAATTCTTCTAGCAGTATGATGTGTGTGTCTGCCTCTACCCCAGTCATATATTATTTCCATAAGATTTCCAATACTAGATCCTGTAGGAGTTATAGATCCCATTTTTCTTTTTAGTGAAGCACCATATGGTTTTTTTATGCCTAATAATGTAGGTCTTATACCTACTTTATTATCAGATAATGCCATAATAATTCTATCTATATCAGTGAATATACCACCGATACCTCCTCTTTCTGCGCCATCTAGTACTTTTTCAGCTAGTGATTTACTATCATATGGAGCATTAGTTTGTTGAGATCTAATCATATCAACAAACATACCTAAAAATGTTAATGCTGCTAAAGATTGTAAAAATCTACCATCTTCTGATTGTAATCCTCTTAGTACAACTCTTCTTGTATATGACATACCAAACTTTTTATATTGAAATAATAAAGATCCAGCTAATGTATTAGCTATTAATGGTGCATCTGCTAGTGATGGAGTAACAATAATATTGTCTACTTCTTGATATAAAGCAGCTCTAAATTTTAATGCTGCATTTAACTCATCTACTCCATTTATCCATAGATCTGAATTAGCAAACTTTAATAAATCTTTATCCTCTAATATACCTCTAACTGTACCAACACCATTACCATGTTTTAGATATGTGTTATAAATATTTTTAATAGTTTTTATTTCATCAGCAGTTTTTGAACCTAATCCTAAACTTGCTAAATATTCTCTTTCCCAATTTTTTACACTTTTATTTGAAAAATTACCTTTGGCTAATCTTTCTACAATATCTAAAATTTTTGTTTGTGCTGTTATTGTTGCTGCTGTCTTAACAACAACATTCCACGGGTTTTGCATATTTCCATATTGAAACATAAATTGATTTGCTTCTTGAAATATTCTTTCTGCACCAGTAAAACTACTATGTAAAAAATCATTTCCAGTTGTTATGTTTGCTCTAGACCAAGCTATAGTCATATCCCACATTTGACCAGCTAATCTTCCTTCTTTTAAACCAGCTTTAAATATTTTTTTACCACTAGATGAACTAAATGCTTGTAATAATTGTCTACTTGTATTCAGTAAACCATTAACAGTTATAACTCTACCTATATCAGCTACTTGTGAAAATCCAGTTAGTTGCGTTAAATTATTAAATACTTTCATCATAGTAACACTTTTAAAAAAATAACTATTAGGATCACCAGGTATACCATATTTATTTTTTACTAATTCTCTCATAGCTTCAGATACCTCAATAGCATCTGCTAATTCTTTTTTTGCTTTTTCTATTTGTTTATCTAATTTTTTTAATTCTTTTGGTGGTAAATTACTTCCTACTCTTCTTTTTGTAAGATTTTCTATTTTACCAAAATAGGAATCATAAACTTGTGTAAGACCTGGAGCATATCCATTTTTACCACCATCATAAAACCAACCAAAAGCATATGGATCTCCATATTTTTTTGCTACTGCAATATCTGGACCAACTGATCTAAAGTAAAATGACATATTCATTTCCATGTTATCTTCTATAAAACCTTTTTTTGCTAGTTCTTTATAATCTATACCTTTTAGATGTCTTTCTTTTAAATGTTTAGAATGATATCCAGCTTTTAATTTGTAAAGATCTGTAGGTTTTATATTAGGCATAGTTTTTGGAAACGAATTTGGTGCATAGTTTTTGAATGTATTTATGATGTCATCTATTTGGTCTGCATCAAACTTAGGTAAACCTTTTACTCTTACATCTGCAAGTAATCTTCTCATTAATGGCTCAAACTCTGCAAATCTTGTAGCTATTTGATCGTGTTTATAGTTTATATTTACATAGTTTGGTATCTTACTAAATTCAGCTAGTTCAACATCAAGGTTTGCATTTTTTAAAGCCTTTTCTGCTTCTGCTAGTGTCCATGTTTCTCCTGTTTCTTTGATTGTTCTAGTCTTTATTTTAGATCTTTTAAGACTATCTACTAAACCTT